AGAGTTAGTTTTAATAAACAACACGACACAGTTCAAAAAGGAGATTTTAATTTAATTAAGTATTTAGCAAAGCATCACCACTGGTCACCATTTGCTCACTGTTTTGTGCAATTTAGAATCAAAGCTCCTATCTTTGTTGCAAGACAGCTTGGGAAGCATCAGGTGGGTCTGTGCTGGAATGAAATAAGTAGAAGGTATGTCAACTATGACCCAGAGTTCTGGACGGCTCAGGAGGGCTTTAGAGCCGTTACAGCAGATAAGAAGCAAGGGTCTGGTGGTCTATCACCGTTTAACCAAGAAGCTAAGGACATTCAGAACAGGATACACCGCTCTTGTCTCGCAGCATATCAAGACATGTTAAAGATAGGTATATGTGAGGAACAAGCCAGGACTGTTCTACCGCAGTCAATGATGACCGAGTGGTTTTGGTCTGGTAGTTTATTCTCTTTTTCAAGAGTATGTAATTTAAGAATGTCTGAGGATTCACAGAAAGAAACTAAAGAAATAGCTGTACAAATAGATAAAGAGTGTGCTAAACTTTATCCACACTCTTGGAAAGCACTTACTTTTAATTACGAAATAGGAGAAGGATAAATGTTTGAGATAGAACATACTGATGTGTTTAAGACCATTAAAAACCATTTGATTAATGAAAAAGGATTAGAATCATGCGATGTATTTCATGCGACTCGTTACTTACAGAATTTGAATCAACAAGAAGATCAGGAAGAACAAATGAATTTCTTGACATCTGCTCCAGATGCTTATACGATGTCGAAGACGATATAACAGTAATTGATCGTTTAGATTTAAAACATGCTTCAGACGAGATGTATCACGGTGTCGAAGAGCTTGACTTTGGTAGTTTAACTTTTACAAATGATTTTAAAGAGGAGTTTGAATAATGGATGACGAATATTATGATAGAGATGGACATGACGATGGTCAGTTCTTTGCAGATACCGAGGAAGAAGCTCATTTTTTCTCTGTAATCTACGACTTCATTGGATTGATGGATATCTATTCACCTGAGTTAGTCATGAAGTGCGTGGATAAGATAAAACAGAAAGAAGAAGTTACTCTTAATAGTATTAATTAGTTATTTATTATTATATGGTTATAAGTTCTAATAAGATCTTATAAGAACTAATTAGTTTTTAGGGTATTACTTTTATAAGGATTTGTCAATGGGTACACAATTAAAAGCGCATCAACCGTGTTCTTGTGGATCGTCAGATGGTAGGACGTACTACGATTGGGGTTGGTTGTGCTATGTCTGTAAGGAAAGCCACTCAGAGGCTCACCACAAGGACGGAAAGGTAAACATGAGTAATGTATCAGATATTCAAAAGAAAGCCAGTACAGCGTCTTTTAAGCCTCCTGGAGAGGATGCTATAGCTCGTTCCATGACTGAAAGAGGTATATCAAGAGCAACTTGTGAGACTTACGGTGTTGTTTCTGACGGTAATGAGTATTGGTTTCCATACACAAATGCTGATGATAAGGTTGTTGCTTATAAGAAGCGCGGAGTGGAAGAAAAGAAGTTCTCGATCACAGGTGACTGGAAAGGAGCTAGGTTATTTGGTCAGCAGCTTTTTGGTAAAGGATCGTCACGCTTTGTGACTTTGGTAGAGGGCGAGGGTGATTGCTTAGCAGCCTATCAAATGATGGGTAGTAAATATGCGTGTGTCTCTATTCGTAATGGTGCGGCTAGTGCAATTACAGACGCTCAGACTCATTATGAGTGGCTTGATAGCTTTGAGAACATTGTCGTTTGTATGGACAATGATGATCAAGGTAAAGCTGCCGCTAAACAGTTATCTGAGTTGTTTGGTGCTAAAGCTAAGATAGTTAAGTTCCCAGACAATATGAAAGATGCTTGTGACTTTCTTGCACAACAAGAAGAGAAAAAGTTTCTTGAGTATTGGTGGGCGGCAGAGCGTTTTGTCCCAGACGGTATTGTTGACGGGTCATCTCTCTGGGATGAGGTATCTAAACCCATAGAGAAAAGCCTAGTTGATTATCCTTTTGCTGGTATTAATAAACTGACTTACGGTGTCAGGGATAGTGAGTTAGTTACAATTACTGCTGGTTCAGGTTTAGGTAAATCTCAGTTTGTTAGAGAGATAGTTTATCATGTGTTAAACAATACTGAAGACAACATAGGCTTAATGTTCCTGGAAGAGTCAACTAAGAAAACAGCTAGGTCTTTAATGTCGTTACATGCTAACAAACCTTTACACTTACCTGATGTTGAGTGTGATCCTGAGTTGTTACGTGAATCCTTCGATGCTACATTAGGAACAGGCAGATTGTTTCTTTTTGATCACTTTGGTTCTACAAGCACTCAGAATATTTTGAGCCGTATAAAATACATGGCTAAAGCTTTACATACTCGGTATGTGTTTTTGGATCACATAAGCATAGTAATTTCAGCGCAAGGTGAAGGAGACGAACGTAAAGCAATAGACGAGATGATGACTAGGCTCAGGATGCTTTGTCAAGAAACTGGTATTTGTTTGTTCATTGTTTCTCACCTTAAACGTCCTGAAGGTAAAGGTCATGAGGAAGGCACTGCCACAAGTTTGTCACAATTACGCGGCTCTGGTTCTATTGCTCAGTTGAGTGATATTGTCATAGGACTAGAACGTAATGGTCAGCACGAAGACCCTATGGAACGTCACACCACCCATGTCCGAATACTAAAGAACAGGTTTTCTGGACTTACCGGACCTGCAGGGCGGTTACTGTATGACTTAGAATATGGTAGGATGGTGCAACGTCACGATGAGGATGAATTATGAGAGAAATAATTATAGATGTTGAAACTAACAGTACAGCTACTCATATCTGGTGTGCTGTAACTAAAGACTTATCCACAGAGGAGGTTAATGTATGGACGGAAGCAGAAAAATTACAAAGTTATCTGGCAGAAGAAAGTATCTTGATTGGTCACAACATCGTAGGCTTCGATGCTCCAGTATTGAAGAAGCAGTGGACTTTGAATATCGACATACACCAGTTAAAAGATACACTCGTAATGTCAAGATTATTAAATCCAATACTCGAAAATGGTCATTCATTAAGAGCTTGGGGTCAACGACTGGGAAACTATAAAGATGATTTTAAAGACTTTGATGGTGGGCTTACAGAAGAGATGGTCAGCTATTGTAAACAAGATGTTTCCGTTACCGAAGCATTATATAAGCGTCTTAGCAATGATCTATTGGATTGGGGTGACTCAGTTTCTATCGAAAATAAAGTGGCTATTCAAGTGCAGATTCAAGAAGAAAACGGATTCAAGCTTGATGTTAAGAAAGCAATCTTCCTTCTTGTTGACTGGAGGAAGAGACTGGCAGAAATTGAGGAAGAATTACAAGAAGTTTTCAAACCTATTGTAACTGTACGTTTTAGTGAGAAGACTGGTAAACGTCTTAAAGATAAAGTGGAAGTGTTCAATCCAGGTTCACGCAAGCAGATAGCAGAACGTCTGATGGTCATGGGTTGGAAGCCAACTAAACACACAGAGAAAGGATCGGTTATCGTTGATGAGAAAGTCTTACAAGCTATTGACTTACCTGAAGCTAAACTCATTGCAGAGTACCTACTCATTCAAAAACGGGTGGCTCAAGTTGAATCATGGATTGACCATGCTGATAACTCCGACAGGGTTCACTGTAAGGTCATCACCAACGGTGCAGTCACAGGACGAATGACTCACAGCAAGCCCAATCTCGCACAGGTGGTTCGTGTAGGTAATCCGTTTGGTAAGGAGTGTCGTGAGTGTTGGACAGTGGATCAAGGTAATGTATTGGTAGGTATAGATGCTAGTGGTCTTGAGTTGCGTATGCTTGCACACTACATGCGTGACGAGGAGTACACCAACGAGATACTGAGTGGTGACATTCATACTAAGAACATGAAAGCAGCAGGTCTTACTAACAGGGATCAAGCTAAGACTTTTATCTATGCTTTTCTTTATGGTGCAGGTCCAGCTAAGATCGGACAGATTGTAGGTGGTGGTGAGCGAGAAGGTAGAAAGTTAATCGACAGCTTTCTTGCCAACACACCAGCCTTACATAAACTAAAAGAGAAAGTTAATAGACTTGCTCAGAAAAACTGGTTACCTGGCTTGGATGGTAGGCGATTAATAATTAGATCACAACATGCCGCACTTAATACATTACTACAAGGAGCAGGTGCAGTAGTAATGAAACAAGCGCTAATACATTTGACAGATGAGTTAAAATCCTGTAAAATATTGGGTTCGTTTGTTGCAAATGTTCATGATGAATGGCAGATTGAAACATCGAAAGAATTTGCTGAATCTGTAGGTCAATTAGGCGTTCAGGCAATTCAGCAAGCAGGACTCACATTAGGGCTACGTTGTCCACTCGACGGTGAGTATAAAATTGGTTCTAATTGGGCAACAACACACTAAGGAGAAGTAAATGGCAAAACTCGATCTAAGTCCTTTTAAAGTTAAAGGTGATATTATGTGGGCATTTTTAGACACACCCAACCAAATGTCCGAGCGATATCAGGTTGACATGTGTAACCTCTCACCAGAAGCAATAAAGAGAATTGAGGAAGCAGGTATTGATGTTAAGAAGAAGGATGAGAAAGGTTTCTTTATCGTAGCGAAATCTAAAAATTATCCTATCAAGACTGAAATGTCTGACGGCTCAACTGTTAATGTTAAGGTAGGTAATGGTTCTAAAGGAGTGGCTTGGATACGTCCTTACACTTATAATTTTAGAGGTAAAGACGGTGTTGGAGCAGGTATCAATAAGTTGATTGTTACTGACTTAATTGAGTACACTGGTGTCAGCCCTGCTGAGTTAGAAGAAGCAGAGACGTTGTAACTTGTCTAAGTCAATGAATAAGGCAAAAGCCCTCATTGACGGAGACATCCTTGTTTATAGGATAGGCTTCTCTGTTAATGATCCAGAAGATGAAAAGTTCGCCATAGCACGTATGGGTAATTTTGTTCAGAATTTGTTAGAACTGGACGATATAGATTCATATACTGGATTCATTACAGGGAAGTCTAACTATAGGCAAGACATAGCTACTGAGCAGGAGTATAAAGCTAATCGTAAAGGTGTTAGAAGACCTATACATTACGACACACTTCGGTCTTATCTTATGAGCAAATGGTGTTTCGAGTTAATTGAAGGACAAGAAGCAGACGATGCTATAGGTATTGCGGCTTATGCTCTACCTGAAAACAAAAGCTGCATCATGTCTATTGACAAAGACTTAGATATGATTCGCGGATGGCATTATAATTTCGTAAAGCAAGCTCTTTATCATGTCACAGAAGAAGAAGCTATAAAAAACTTTTACATGCAAATACTAACTGGTGATCGTGTTGATAATATTCCTGGACTTAAAGGTATCGGACCTAAGAAAGCAGAGAAGATACTTAAAGATTGTATAGGTGAGCAACAGTTTTTTGAAACCGTGTTAGAAAAGTATGAAGGAGATATTGATAAACTAACTGAACGTGGAAGGTTGTTATGGATAAGAAGACAAGAGAATCAATTATGGAAACCGCCAAACATTTCACAATAGGTTATGTCCAATGGGTTGATGCTGTGTCTGATAGTGGTTGGGAAACAGAAGTAAAAGTAGATGTACATCCTTGTCTTAGTATTGGATTTATTGTTGACGAGACAGAAGATGCTATTTGCCTTGCTGCTGTTATATCTCACGATCAGTCTAACTCTAGGATACACATACCTAAACAGTGGATTAAGAGTATTAAGAAAGTAAGATTAGATAAGTTTTTAGATTTAAGGAGAAAGCCATCAAAACCCAAAGTGCAAAAGCCAAAGGCAGAAAGTTACAACAGTGGTTCAGAGATCAGCTTATTGAACAATTCTCGTTTTCCAGGTCCGATGTAAGATCAACTAGCATGGGTGCTGGAGGTGAGGACATACTGTTCTCTCAAGAGGTAGGAGATCAGTTAGGCATATCAGTAGAGTGTAAGTCAAGAGAGTCAATGGCTGTTTATGCTTTCTACTCACAGGCTGCTGACAACTGTCCTGAGGGTAGACAACCAACAGTCATTGTCAAACAGAATCACTCTAAGCCTCTTGCTGTTATTGATGCTGAATATTTTGTTACTTTATTGAAAGGAACCAATGAGACATTTGATAATTCCTGATACACAATGCAAACCCAATAACTCATTCGAGCATTTAGAATGGGCAGGTGAGTACGCTGTCAAGACTAAGCCTGATGTTATAGTTCATCTAGGAGATCATTGGGACATGCCAAGTCTCA